CGATAATGAGGTTCCAGGTATTAAAGAAATCATGGGTAACATGTGGAAGGCTAAAGCTGATAGAGTATTGGATGACTGTGTTGTAGATTTAAAAACTACATCAGACATTGATGGCTTTAAATATTCAGCAAGGAAATATAACTACGATAGTCAGGCTTGGTTATACAATCAAATATTTGGCAAGCCTATGATATTTATTGTAGCTGAGAAAAAAACCAATAGACTAGGAATGTTTCAGTGTTCTGATGACTTCTTAGAGTATGGGAAACAAAAGGTAGTTGAAGCTACTAAAGTATATAACAAGTTCTTTTCTTCTAAATCAACAGAAGATGTAGAACAATATTTTAAAACAGATATATTATAAACAATAAAAAAGTAAAACTATGAGTAAAGAGAAAATTTTCGCAGACGGAATTAATTTTTATCAAAATGATAATGCTCCTGAGTTCATCATTGGAGACATTGAATTTAAAGTAGAAGAGGCGATAGCCTTTTTGAAGAAAAATGTAAAAGCCAACGGTAAGTGCAGGGTGACGGCTAAGATTTCTAAAAGTGGTAATATCTATTGTGAGTTAAACACCTGGGAGCCTAAGAAACAAGAAGAGGAGCCTGAGCCTGTTGTAGAAGAGTCGGCTGCTGAAGAGTCTTTTGAAGATGAAGATGATCTTCCATTTTAGTATCTAATTACGAGAGAGTGTGGTAGTCGTGAGGCCCACGCGGGTTTTTGTTCTGTAAAGGCTTTTGTCCCGTCATAGCTCTCTCTTTTTAAAACCAAAAGAAGATGAATGTTATAATGTTACAAAAAATCTCATATTCATTTTTATTTTTTTTTATATTTATTTTTTAATTATACTATGTGTGTGCGCGTAATTTATAACATGGTAACATATATAGTTGCATATCAACAAGTTAGGTTTCATTTCATAACATAAAACCAACATAAAAAGACGAATTGTAACATGGAAATCACTATTTTTAAGAGTATTAAGGACACTTCTGTGCCTTTTTATCGTGAACTAGAAATTATTTTACTTAGAATTAAGGAAGGTAAGTCACAAGATTTAGTGGAACAAATAAGGCAGGAAAAGGATAAAGAAAAGAGAAATTTATTAAAACAAGGATTGCCAGCGATATGTTTTTCAGGCAAGTTTAACAAGCGTGAAGATAAGTCAATTGATGAACATAGCGGAATTATTTGTTTAGACTTTGATGGATTTAAAACAAAGAAATCCTTAAGTGACAAAAGATACGAATTAAAGAAAGATAAATTCACACACGCTTTATTTACATCACCTAGTGGAAATGGATTAAAGCTTCTTGTTAAGATACCTGCTGAGGTGGACAATCACAAGAAATACTTCTTGTCACTCCAAGACTATTATAACTGTCCTGAGTTTGATAAGAGCTGTAAGAATGTGTCCAGGGTATGCTATGAGAGTTATGATCCAAAGCTTTATTATAACCCCGAAAGTGATGTGTATGACAGCATGGAGACTGTAAGCTATGAACAGTACTCCTATCAAATAGATGTACCAACATTAGTAGTAAAAGAGCAAGATGTTATCGTCTCAAGGTTGAAGAAATGGTGGGAGGCTAAGTATGGCATGATTGAAGGAGAGCGTAACAATAATATATACATATTAGCAGCTGCGTTAAATGACTTCGGTATTGATAAAAGTTTCGCTAACTATGTGATGGCTGAGTATACCGGTAATGGGTTCTCAGAAAAAGAGATGCAGACTACTATTAATAGTGCTTATAAGAACACAGCGAACTTTAACACCAAGTATTTCGAAGACTCTGAGACAATAGATAGCGTAAGGTCGCAGCTAAGATGTGGTGTGCCAAAAAAGGAGATACGCTCTAAACTACAAGACTCAGGGTTTGAGAGCGAAGAAGTTGAGTCGGTTATCAAAAGAGAAGAGGAACTGATTGAGAAGAAGGACTTCTGGACTAAATCAGAAAGAGGTGTTGTGAGGATAATACCATTTAAGTTTAAGGAGTTTTTAGAAGACCATGGGTTCTACAAGTATCAGCCACCTGGTAGCAACAATTATATTTTTATACATATCAAGTCTAACAGAATAGATAACACTACTGAAGACAAAATAAAGGATTATGTTCTAAGTTATCTAAGTAAATTAGAAGATTTGTCTATTTACAACCACTTCGCTGATAAGACAAGGTACTTTAAAGAAGACTTCTTATCACTACTATCTTACAAAGATGTGGCCTTTAAAAGAGACACTGCAGAAAAGGCGTATATATATTATGAAAATGTAGCTATCGAGATTACTAAGAACGGTGTAGAGATTATAGAGTATGACAGTTTAGATGGTTATGTTTGGAAAGACCAGGTAATCAATAGAGACTTTCATTTATGTGATGATAGAGAGTGCGACTATCGTAAGTTTATCTATAACATAAGCGAACATAACTCAAAGCGAATCAAGGCTGTTGAGAGTACAATAGGTTTTCTATTGCATGGATATAAGAACATGGGATACTGTCCTGCTGTTATTATTAATGATGAGGTTATATCAGATGACCCTGAAGGAGGTACCGGTAAAGGTTTGTTTGTTCAGGGAATTGCTCAGTTGAAGAAAATGGTTACTATAGATGGTAAGGCGTTTTACTTTGAGAGATCATTCGCATATCAGCTCGTATCAGCAGATACACAGATACTTACATTTGATGATGTTAAAAAGAACTTTGAGTTTGAGAGGTTGTTTAGTGTCATAACTGAGGGTATAACATTAGAGAAGAAGAACAAAGATGCAATCAAGATACCTTTCCATTCTTCACCTAAAGTGGTTATTACTACTAATTATGCTATCAAAGGTAAGGGTAACTCATACGAAAGAAGAAAGTGGGAGTTAGAGTTCTTTGCGCATTACTCAAAAGAGTATACACCATATGATGAGTTTCATAGACTATTCTTTTCAGAATGGGATGAAGCTGAGTGGTGTAAGTTTGACAACTATATGGTTACTTGTTTAAGTAATTATTTAAGAACAGGATTCATGGAGGCTCCGTTTAAAAACCTGAAAGACAGGAAGTTTGAAGCTGAGACATGTAGAGAGTTTGTTACATTCTTAAGTGAGAATAAAGACTTGATACCATTTGACAAAGAGATTGTCAGTAACTCAGTAAGAATAGAATTTATAGAACAGAACCCAGACTTTAGTAAATTATCACACAGTAAATGGAATAAATGGATGAGACTAGCAGGTAAATATATAACAGGACAAGAGGTTAGAGAGGGTAGGATAACTCAGGGTATATACTTTATATTCAAAGAGCCTATATCTCAGACTCAATTAAAATTAGAAAATGACTTTTAGAGATTATCAATTAAAAATCATAGATAAAGGAACAGAAATATTAGAAGACTATGGCTTATTGTATTTGGCTATGGAAGTACGAACCGGTAAAACACTAACATCATTAGGTATATGTAGAGAAGTAGGCGCTAAAAGAGTGCTATTTATCACTAAGAAAAAAGCCATATCTAGCATTGAAGATGATTATAAAAAGTTCGGGTTCAAGTTCGACCTTAAAGTAATCAATTATGAAAGCGCCCATAAAGTGGGTTTAGGCTTCGCTCCTGACATTATTATTGCTGACGAGGCACATTCCCTAGGAGCGTTCCCAAAAGCGTCTAAGAGAGCAAAAAGATTAGCTGCAGACTTAAAGATTTGGGGATCTAAGTTAATCTTGATGTCAGGCACACCAACACCTGAGAGTTTTTCTCAAATGTATCACCAGGTTTATGGACACAAGAACAATCCGTTCAGGATGTATAAAAACTTTTACAAATGGGCTGACGATTATGTGATTAAGAAACTTAGGTACTTAGGCACCCATAATGCTACTGATTACTCTAACGCTCATAAGAATAAAGTTATTGATGATATGGCTAAGTTTACTATCAATTATACTCAAAAAGAGGCGGGCTTTAAGTCTACTATTGATGAAGAGGTGTTGAAGGTAAAGATGAATGATATGACTTATCATCTATGCAATACTCTTAGGAAAGACAGAGTAATAGAAGGTGTTAGTGAGACCATCTTAGCAGACACAGGTGTTAAGCTTATGGGTAAGCTTCATCAGATGTATTCAGGTAGTGTAATCTTTGAGTCTGGTAATTCTCAAATACTTGATTTGTCTAAGGCTCAGTTCATTAAGAAACACTTCAACAATAAAAAGATAGGAATTTTTTATAAATTTAAGGCAGAGTTGTTGGCATTACAAGAAGTATTTGGAGACCAATTGACTACTGAGCTTGAAGAGTTTGATAGCACTGACAAAAACATTGCGCTTCAGATAGTAAGCGGTAGAGAGGGTATATCTTTACGAAACGCTCATCATATTGTTTACTACAACATTGACTTTAGCGCTACAAGTTATTGGCAGAGCAGAGACCGAATGACAACCAAAGATAGATTGTATAACAAAATTTATTGGGTGTTCTCAGAAGGTGGTATAGAAGATAAGATTTATGCAGCTGTAAATAAAAAGAAAGACTATACGCTGCAACATTTTAGAAATGATTTTAATATATAAAAACAAGTAATATGAAGATTGATGATTTAAACGCAATACCAAATGTAGATCAAGTTGTATTTACTTTTTACAATTCAACATCGTACGAAACGCACGAGCTTGATTTAGAATACAAATTAGCTATTCATGATGCACACCCTTATTACACTGCTGAAGAAATAGTGGGCACTCATTTGGGTCACAACCCTTATTTCCCTTCATTTGAAGAATGGCAAGAACAAAATTCTGAAGCTAATCACGATTAATTAAAGTATTGAAAGAACAAGACATACAGGCCAAGCGTATAAAGCAATTAGAAGCTGAAGGCTACTATGTCATAAAGTTAATAACCACAAACAAGAACGGCATACCTGATCTTGTAGCTATACCACCAGACTCAGGAGTGTTGTTCTCAGAAATTAAAAAACCAAATGGCAGATTATCTAAACTGCAAAAATATCGAATAAAAGAACTAGAAAAACATGGATGTAAAACAGAAGTATATCGCGGCTCCTAACAAAATAACACTATCAATAGATTTTATTGACCAGTTAGAACACTTTAAAGGTGATGTGACATGGGAACAAATAATATCTATGGTAGAGAGAATTGACAATAGAATAAAAGAACCAACCTCTTTAGGGCATGTGTTCCACATAGATGATAACGAACCATTCTTTATAGAGCTGTATTTTGAAATGAGACCTAAAAGAGAATATTTGATAGATTATATGGAAATCATTTCATCAGACAGATATTTAGATTTAATTTTGGAAAATAGAGTAATCAAATTAAGTAAAGAAAAACAAAGATGGGTACACTAACTCAATATCAAAAACAACAGTTACCACTATTATTAGTTAAAGGACACACTGTAAGAGAAGTCGCTGAGATGTATGGAGTCTCAGCATCAACAGTATCAACTTATGTTAGAGTACAGTTAGAGAGGAGCTTAAATGTTCCTCTCTACTTTAACAGTAAAAGAGTTGCTTACTACAACAATGAAGATGATTATGGAATAATACCAGGATACAAATGGTCTGACATAAGCGATGAAGAAAAACAAATACTAAACAGACCTGAGCCTGATGTCTAATCGTCAGGATGAAATAAAACGAATTATATATGTAAACTCCTTAATGAAGGAGATCAACGAACTGACTGACGATATTTACGAGGATTTAATGGATGAAAACTATGTAGCTCTGCATGAGACGGTAGCTGTTTTAATAGTCACTTTAAAAGATGTATTAAAGTCTCATGACATTACTTCCTAAATTCTTCTTTAACTGCTTCTTTTGATTCTTCTATCACCTCCTCTACTTCTTCAGGTTTCTTTTCTTTTATTTTATAATCTTCGCCAAAGAAATACTTAAAAGCATGATCATCTCTTTCCCATAAATCCCCAGCAGTTTCTTTTGCATTAAGCATGTATTTCCAAGCTTCGCTTTTTCCGGTAAGAGCATCTATTGTTTCAGTAAAGTTGCCTCCTTTGTCAAAGTAATTACCTAAAGCTCCTAATAAGCTTGAGTAAGAGCTAAATTCTTTCAAAGCTTCTTCGTCTTTTTCTATTTTAGCTAACTCTTTTCTATAAGCGTCTCCTTCAATTTCATCTGATAAATCATAACCAATATCTTCTAAAATAGCCTTCCTATCCTCTATGTTTTGTTTTAATATATTTAGACCTTCCTCATAATTTCCATTATCAAAGGCCTGAACTAATTTAGTCATTTTTTCTTCTTGATTTTCTCCTACTATTTTTCCAAAAGGAGCTCTATATCCTTTTATTTCAGTAGTCGCGTATATGGTAGCATCTAATTTTTCTTTAACATCTTGCTCAAAAGTCCAATAATTTGCATTTATGTCAGATAAATCCGTAAGCCATTTTATTAATGGAACATTAGTGAATCTACCTTTTCCTTGAATTGCGTTTATTCCAGCATTGAGACCCATTCCTAAAATACCCATTCCATCAATGTTTGCTTTAATCGTATCAGACATCCATTCATAAAATGTTCTTTTCTTAACATCTTCATCAGCTCCTGATATTCCTAATAAATCCGCAAAGAATCCAGTAGATACAGCTGTATATGATAAGTGAGCAGCCATTATTGAAAGCATACCCATAAAAGCCTGCGCTTTTTGAGCTCCCGTCATAGAGGAGGGGTCTTTTACAGCTTGCCTAATTGCATTAGAAAACCTCACATATCCATTCCAATAAGCATTTTGAGAGGACTTATAAG